AGAAACCGTTCCAGCAGAAGTAACAGCAACTGAAGCTCCACCAGTAAGATTTGCAGCACCAGTAGCATTTGCAGAGAATGCTCCAGCAGTTTTAATTGCATATGCTCCAGCAACATCAGCGTTGTATGCACCACCTGCTTTAACATCAATGGCACCACCAGCAATTTCACTGATCAATCCACCTGCCTTAAAGTTAATAAAGTCGGCAGCATCGTAAATCTGACCACCAATTAATGTCTTAACAGAATATGCACTATCCCTTGCCTTAATTAGTGGTATATTGATGGGATTACCTGCTACAATATGTTGTTCTGCACCACCAATCCATTGTCTATAGTCGCCAAGGATAGACCAGTTAATATGTCCAGGAGAAACAATATTTGCAGATGCTCTAGGATCAAAACTCAGAGTTGTCTTTTCAGACACACCAAATTCAAGTTTTTGTCCTATAATAATCTCCTTATCATTACTGGTGTATTTTTCAATACTACCAGCATTCATAGTAATTGTTCCACCACCAGCAGCACCTGCTTGGATTGTAACTTGTGTTTTTCCAATTAGTAATAGTTCTTCTGATGCTTCGATAACAATCTTCTGCGCTCTAATATATCTGGTTCCACCAATTGTCTGTTCAACAACATCACCATAAGCAACCATATTTAATGCTTGATTCTCTGTATCATCACCAGAAGAATATTCAATATTAGTTCTCCCATCATGCTTTTGTACTTGACCACATGTGCGAATATACAACCTTCCACTACCAGGACCAGTATCTTTATCACGAACTCCACTTAAGAGGCGAATAGATCCTTTATCATCAAGAACTATTGCTGCATCAGATGGTCCATCTATACGAAGAGCTGATCCACCATCTCCTGGCAAAACTCTTTCATATATTTCAGAACCCGTTAAAGATCCCTTGTACCAAGTCTGAAATCTTGGTTGATCTTTCAGATCCTGAGACTCATTAAAAGTTGTCGGTTTAAAAATAAAATCTGGATATGTAAATGCAGAAAACTGTGACATTATGGGCAATCAACGTAACGACCAGTTCCAATCTTGGTTGAACCAATTGTGGATAGTGCTTCAGTATCTAGGCAAACTAGAGATGGGATAAGTTTTGCACCAAATCCATTTCCACCCACAACTAAGACTTTAGGAATAGAATTGAATGTTCTTGCTCTATCTAATATACGAGCACCAATTACAAAACCATCTTCATTTATAATAGCTTCTGCAACTCCTAATTGATCATTAACATATATCTTTGGTGCTTCTGTGTATCCTTCTCCAGGACGAATTAGAGTAAAGGTGTCAATAATGCAACGTAGGTCTTTATCTTGTGCTAAATTTTTCCTATATCCATAACCACTAGACTTGACTCTAATTTCAGTCAAGAATCCTTTTCCATCAAGTAAGGCAGTAGCAGTTGCTCCAATACCTTCTCCACCTATTGTCACGAATGGAGGTTCTGCATATGGAGATCCAGGATTCGATACGGGAATACTAATGATTCCTCCATTATCATCAGTAATAATTTCATCTGGAATTACTACTGGTGGAACGAAATTATCAAATCCTGTCTCTGGGCTGTCTCCCTCACCTTCATCAAAATTATCTTGTACTATATCGTCGGCATCAAAGATGGTTACATCAGCATATGCAGAAGTTCCATTAATCGAGAATCTTAATAGTTCGAAATCTTCAACAACACCATCTTCTTCTATACCAACTGTAACTTTTGCAGTTCCAGAATTTATTACAAAACTTCCAGTTAATGACCCACCAATAATATCTTTTGGTTCTATACTTTCTCCAAGTAAAGTGTAGTATAATACTGTTCCATCTTCCACATTTTCTGTGTTGATTGTAAAGACAACAAATTCATTCTCTCTGACAATTGATTTGTCTGCAAACACAGAATATCTTGGCAGTCTTTCTGAAACAGGAAGATCACCGTCAATATTAATATCAGGATCATCTACATCTGGAATTCCATCACCATCTAAATCTTCAACATCAACTTCATTTGGTGGGAATATTGTAGGAATATTACTTATTGGATTAAGTGGGGTTCCACCGTATGGATTTCTATTTCTATCTTTTACATCTCTTTCTGTTATCGTGCAAATAGCAATATTTTTAGTGAATTTTGAAGAGACTCCACTTCCAGCAACTGGAGAATTAGTTTTTAAAACCAACGAAAAATCTTCTGGCCCTTCTGTCAAACTATCGTAAAAAGTCTTGATACTAATAGTTTTTTTAGTTTCTCCTGGAGCAAATCCTAAGATATCACTAGCTTTGAAATAATCAACATCTGCTTCTGCTCCATCTTCAAATGATACAGTTTTATATCTAACAGAAGATGATGTACCAATATATCCACTTCTTGTTACTGTAAATATAGCATCCTCACCTTCTTCAACAATAATGTCTTGAATATCATAAGTGATTCTCTTAGTTTCTGATCCTGGAATACCAGTAGTTGATCCTACTCCAGGTGTTGATCCAGGAATGTTACCATCGCCACCATCGAATAACGGAACACCACCAGTAAATCCAACTGTGGTAATTTCTAATGGTCTTCCTGTATAGGCTTCATCACATGTATATTGAGTATAATCTGCACCAGTAGCAGGGAACAGATTATCGATACTTCCTAGTAGATCATCCAAGAAGTCTTTGTCGTCTTCTTTCTCTTTCTCTTCACCACTAGTGCAAATCTGCTTATACTTGCTGCAAGTTTTATCTGGACCAGAACATGTGATGCCCAACAATTGAAGAACAAAATTAATTGCACCTCCAATTAGATTAAGTGGTCCAGCAATTGCTCCTAGAATTTCTTGAAGTGGTCCAAGAATTGATCCAAGAAGTTCTTCCATCAAAGAATTCATCTTTGAGATGATTCCATTAACAAGTTTATCAATCTGACAAGCAGCTGCTCTGTAGATTTGATTAACGAAGTTCATTAAAACATTTGTCAACCACTTTGCCAGGCGATCACCAAGATCTGCCATCTGACATCCGAGGTTCTTCAATAGTCTGTTAAACCATTCCGTTACTGGAGTTAGTGCATTACCAGTTTCCGATGGGAAGAGTAATGCTTGGATTAAATCTTTGACGCCAGCGGTCAGTTTTTCGATAATAAATCCTTTTACTCTAGCAACAAATTCACGAACAACAGCAACCCCTTTATTAACATAATTTCTTGCAATTCCAATCCCTTCGCTTATCTTACCTGTTGCTTGATTGACAAGATAAGTTCCAATATTTCCACCACTACTTTGTATTGCTGCTAATAGTTCTGCAAGAATATTGCCCATCTGAGTTTTGATGTCAATATTGTCACACTTTTCTGCGATAGTTTGACACCATTCTTCAGAATATGGATTTCCTTTCTTTAATGGGTTGATCTTCCTTTCTGGAACGTTTACCCTTGGTTTTCCATCTCCATCTTTAGAACCATCTGCAAGTCCACCAGTTGCTGTATTCTTTTCTGTTCCTTCTTGTTTTGGAACACCAGCGGTTTTAGTGTTGATATTTGGCGATATTGCAGTAACAAAAGGTTTTGTATCTGGAGTTCTTTCGACAAATACTTTTGTAGCACCAGGAGTTTGTCCAATCGATCCCATGATGATTGGTTTTTGTTTTTCGGTATCCATGTAGAAACCGACAACCCAACATCCAACCTCTAGTTGTGGATGAGCACCTCCAGTATTACCAGGAATAAAAGGAACTGTCACAGGCATCACTACGTTAGCCCATGGAAGATCTTCCACAGGTAGAATCTCTGGATCTCCTGGGTGATCACCAACGATTCTTACCTTGAAACGATAACCGCCTTTATTGTTTACTTCTTCTCTGGCGGTTCCTTCAATCTGTCCTACCCACCAAGAAAAACCATCTTGGCCTATTCTAGTAGTGGGTATAATACTGGATATTACCTGATCCATATCAATCAGTCTTCATATACTCTACATTCAAGAGCATTTGGATTAGCATCACAATACAACTCTAGTGCAGTTGGATCATGATCTTCGTTTGGATGGTTTGCTTTATATGCTTCTAGATCATGCAGTTCTTCCTCAATATGACGACGCATCTGAGGAGAAACTGTTGGGTCACCAAGAATTGCCTGATCCTTTTCAATATGCTTATCAATACTTTCCATGTTTAGTTACCTCCGTATACATTATTTAGTGCCATGATTTGATTCCACGTCCCCATAAGAATCTCTCATTAGACGTAGTGTAGTTATAAATCTTCCGTTTGTTGATTTTGTACTATCATAAGTGTGAGTTACTTCTTCTATGAGATATGTTCCACTACTTTCCTGATCATATGGTTCTTTGGATATTTCACTTGTTGGCAATTTATTTACTAGTTTAATTGTAATTTTATCACCAGCACAAATTTCTGAATTGCCTGGAACAATTATAGTTGCTAGTTGCTGTTTTAGCAACTCATATCTCATAATAGATTGTCCAGCAAAGTGCTTATGAAAATCACAAAATTGACTTGGACTATCAGATCCATCTTCTTGTTCAAAAGAAGCAATTCCTGGTTTATTATACCAGCTTTCGTGATCAAGTAGTGCAGATATTATTCTAGTTGGATAATCCGATAATGTTTTACCATCAGCGGTTTCTATTATAGATGGAGTATTCTGTGCTCCAAGATGCTTCATATCTTTGTAAGCATCTGCAAGACTATAATGATACTCACTATATTGACCAGTTGAGTGATTAAAGAATACCATAAGTGATGAATACTTACCCTTTCTTAGAGAGGTCATCACATCAACTTCAGATTTAAACAAAGCCTGAGATACAGTAAATCTATCATCTGCTCCATCTGACTGGTTTGCTGGTTTCTCAATATATGGACCCCATGGTTTATTCTTTTCGTCTTCTGAAAGTAGTTTATCTACAGAGAAGAAGTTATATCCTCTCTTTGTCTCCCAGAAGAAAAATCCAGCACTACCAGATACTTTTTGTTTTTCATTTTTTGCATCTGATTGATTACTTGACGAGGATCCCTTTGCAACACTCTTCACAGCAATAGAAGAAATAACATCAAAAGGTCTTCTGTTGGCAGGAATAAGTTTCATCTCAAATTCAGTTGATTCTGAGAAGAAATCCTTATCAGATTTTAAACTCTTCTTTAAAATTTCATTAACTATCTTATCTCCAGTTCCCTTGAGTGGTTTTATTAATCTGAAATATTCGTTATTTAATGCTTCCTCGGATATCAATCCGAGTGTATATGATTGAACATTATTTTTAACAACTCGATTACCAATCCTCCAAACAAGCATCTTATATTCTTGTGGTTGTTCTGACGATGAAGTTTGTACAGTTACAACAACTGTTTCTCCACCTTGTATTGGAAGACCATTCAATAATCCAGCACTATCGGCAAGTGACATAGTTGCAGCAACAAACGGACTGGTGACACTTTCAACATACGAGAAAGTTCCAACCATTTGTTTGATCTCATATCCATTACCACCTTTAAGAGATGTGATCTTCACACTCTTCAAAGAAAAATCAGTAGAATTTTGAAACTTTTCCATTATGCTAACGCCCTAATTTTCAATTCTTGGAATACTGATGTTCCAGTTCCATCCATTCCAATACCAGGAGAAACTCCATTTCCATTAACTCCACCTTGCATACCTCCTCCAGTATAATAATTATTGATGATAGTAGGAGATCCACCTTGAGTAGTTAATGATCCCATAGCAATTTGCTGTGATGCTGCCATCATAGGAGTTCCATCATTTGCATTTGCAGCAGATGCTTGTAATGATCCAGGAGAGACACGAGTGGATGCTCTTGGACTTGGTTTTGCTGGAGACGCAGCAGTTGGAGTTGGTGTTCCTGCTGGTTTATTTGTTGGTTTTCTTGCAAGTGCAGATGGCATTCTATAAAGTTTTCCTTTTCCTCCATATGAATTATTGTATCCAGCGATCGTATCAACCCAAGTAAATTGCGCTCCACTCGATGAGTTGGAAATAACTTTGCCATCTGGAAGTATGACACCAATATGCTTTTGACCTGGAGCTACATAAAGATCTCCTGGTTGTGGCGAAGATACTTGTGTGTATCCAGCTTTGATCATTTGCTCTTCAGCAGTTGGCACATATTCAGAAGATCCCCACGGTGGTTTAATACCAGCTTTTGCAAAAACTTTATTGACTGCCCATACACAAGCATTTCTACCCTGATTCGGTCCAGATCTGCTAGACATTCCTTTCATAGAAGCGGCAGCTTGTGCCAAAGCAGATGCACTTCCAGATCCACCAGATACCGAAAATTCTGGAGAGGCAGAAACTGCGTTTAAAGAAGCAGCTTTAGTTCCCTGTGCTGCTCCAAAGAAATAATTTCCCCCTT